AACGTACAACCTCATCGGGATTAAGGCTGCCTGATGTGTACTTATTCCAAATATCACCAGCAAATCTACCAAGCCCAATGACAGGACCGATAGCATCTTGTGCTAATTCATGCCAACCAACAGCATTATTGACTGCTTTACGTACACCTTTTGTGTCAGCGGTGCCTGTATGCAAGTCAGTTAAATCCCCTGCATTTCTAATTGAAGTTCTAATGGCACCCATGACAGTATTAGTTATTACTTTTCTATTGTAATAGAAAACATAAAAAAACCCCTGCGTTAGCAGAGGTTTTGTTGTTTATATCAGAAGGCGTAGGTTACACCTGCTTTAGTACCAAGCAGAATTGAATCGGTAGAGAACTCACGATCATTAGTGACGGCAAGGACTTCACCATAGACACCGAGATGATCAGTGATATCTACAGCGCCACCAACCTTAGCGGAGTATTCACGCTCAGTATCTTCATCAACAATATGGTTGAAGCGAGGGCCACCTTGAAGGTAAACAACTGCTGAGTCACCGATCTCATGCTCATAGCCTACATGCAGATCAGTTGCTCCACCGAGGAAATCATTGTCGGTAAAGCCGGAGTTGTTCTCGACGTTGACATAAGGAGCAGCAATTGCTGAACTAGCACCGAGGCAAGCAACACATACAACGGCAGCAGCCTTGGAAATAATAGAAATCATAGTATTTAGTATAAAGATATGCAAAGAAATCCTTCGCATAGATAATATCCTACACTAAATTTGACTGATCCGGTTGAAAAAGTGGTATACTATTGTCTTGAAAACATAAAGAAAACGCCCGCGTTAGCGAGCGTCTTTATTACTAAGGAAGTTTTTCCAGAAAAGCCATACTGAAAGATGGACTGGTATACCTATTAAAACTACTGCAATAAGTAATTCAACCTTAGTTGTAAACGGAATCATTATTTAGTATAAGATACACCTCTATAAGTGTACTTAGTTTCCGTGTGCTTATTCAGTTCACGCAGACGTGCTGCATGGAACTCACGCTCAGTTCTGAGCATTTTATTGCGAGCGGCCAGAAGGCCTTGTGTTTGTACACTAGTCATTGGATTACTCCGTTAGATGGATAATCCCGTTCCTTCGACTCCTGTCTGAGTCTACTTGCGTCCCGTAGGATGAACGTACTCCTTTAGTCTAGCATCTACCAGCTCAATTGCTGCCCGACATTAATAAGATTTGCATTAGCGATTTTATTTTTAGCAACTAGATCAGCAATCGTTGTACCTTGTGCTCTTGCAATATCAGTAAGGGTATCACCCGCCCTTACGGTATAGCCCCTTGCTTCTGGTTTTGCTTTTGGTTTTGCACCGGTATCACCTTTAAAGGTAACGGATGCTTTAGGTGGTGCTTGTTGCTGTGGTGTCATAGGGGACTGCCCTGGACCTGGCATAGGTGCAGGATCATCTGATCTACGGAAGCTACCGCCAATATTAAAGCCTTCAGCTCCCATACCAGTAGCACCTGATAATAGATCAGCACCTGTTGCTAAGATCCCAGGCAGATCTCTACGTTCAACAGCAGCGTTAAATGCACCTCTAGCATTATCCATATAGTCGCTGTCTCCACTCATGCTCCCTGCATTGTAATCATATATTTCGTTGGGGGATATTGTATAAGTACCGTCTTTAGTTGGTTTTACATTCATACGACCAGCCACTAGGTGATCCATGCTGCCTGGTCTATAGTCTTCGTACTGTACATCATTAGCACCTCGTGCTTGTGCATTATCTATAGCATTAGCAAGTGCATCTCGCGTTTCACCAGTGTATGATGCTGGTCCACGTGGGCTACGATCACCAGTCACAGCTCTTATTGCATTTTCACCTGTATCAATTGCAACACCTGTTCCTTCAGGCAATATAGGACGCAGTTTATCACCTGCAAAACGTATTGTGTCACGTGCTGCTTTAGCATAAGGATGATTTAATACAGCACTCGCCGCCATTTCAAAAGGATTCCAGTTCATGACAGTGTAATTAGTTAATCATCTTTAATTTTAACGTACTTAATCAATCATGTACAATAGCATACTCAATGATGATACGCTTGTAGCTGGTGCCGTCATTATTAACAACGGTCTGATAGATAATAGTACCGTTAAGTTTGTCGGCTACATTCTGTAACTGTGAGCCAAAGATAACGTCAGCTTCCTCTTGCTCTTGGTCAAGGGAGATTTGAGACTTAGGCATAGTAGGGTCAAGGCAGACTTCCCGTTCAAAGGTATTCTCACCTTCAAGCATGCCAACCTCTAAACGAATACGGTGCCCTGCTTCTGCTGCCATTTCATTGATCTTGTTAGCTTCTGCTTGATTCATAGTAGTTCAGCAACTTTTGGTAGAAGGTTTATATCTATACCCATGAAGGGCGGTATTAATCCTAGTAATCTGAACAGTCCATCCATAAACAAAGCGAGCATTACAGAGCCCAGCATCATGCTAACAATGGATGCATTACGATTGTGTCTTGTGATTGAAAGATCAATCATCTGTTGAACTTCTTCTTCATTCATAGTTCATTTTGTGAAAGTGAATTCTAACATAGCTGATTGCAGCTGATGGCGCAAGTCAAGTAACCCAGCCTGTTGCTCCGGCTTACCTCCTGGCCAATGTGCAAGTGCTGTATCAACTGAATACAATAGCAGTCTTATCGCTGCTTCGTCACATTGGAATGCTATAAATAGTGCATCTTCGTCTTTCATATAGACATTGTACAGTAGATAGTAGAATAGTAGAGAAGCTATTTTAAATTTTATGTCTGCACGAGAAAGGGCGCACAAGCTTAAAGATTCTTATGTCGGTGCTGTAGGTAATGCACGTCAGAAAGGTGGCGGCGGTAAGCGTGGTTATAAGCCCCCCGGTCGCACTGACGGTGATCGTACTCACGGTGGTGGCTGGACAAAGCCTGGTGGTGGGGGCGGCGGTGAGTTTTTACCCCCTGAGCGTAGTAATCCTCAGCCCGGACCTGGTGGCCCTGGCAGGGGTGGTGATATACCTAGGCGTCCTCCTGGTAACAACAAGCCCGGACCTGGTGGACCTGGCAGGGGTGGTGATATGCCTGGGCGAACAGATCCTGGCTTTACGGTCCCCGGTGGCGGCGGCGGTGGAGCTTGGGAACAACCTGAGCGTGGCTATGGCAGACCTTCCCCCGCTGGTGGCGGTGGTAAGCGCCGTCGTCGGAATCGTTGATGGCTGCACCAAAGTACAACCCACAGATCTTAGTAGATGCATACCTCAGGGGGCTGGTTGATTCAACTCAATCAGATCTCCCTGGTGAACGTGAGATGAAGATCAGCTCTACTGAACGTGCACTCATGGGTGCAACTGAACGTACACCCTTTAAAGTACCTAAGAATTCAACGAAAGAAGAAGCAGCAATCATAGCTTCAACCAGTACTAATGAACAGATTGATCCTAGCCTTATCAAGCTTGGCACTGGCAAAGGTCTAGGATATGCAGTCATTGATGACTAATGTGTAGCTGCCCAAGTATCACCTTGCTCTGATGCAGCAGTGATAGGTACCTTAAAGCTATAGTATTCCCCTGCTTTAGGTGCAGCTGCTACTAGGATCTTAGCTACATTCTCAGCCTCTGCTGGTACAACAGAGAGCTGTACTTCATCATGCACATAGGCACAACGGGTATAGTCAACGTCATAGGTAAGCCCTGCTTCATCAAGCATCTCCTGACCAATGACGACCCAACGCTTAGATAAAATTGCGCCCGCACTTTGAAGTAAGAAATTTAGTGCGCTATGTTCTGACCGACAGAAGATTGGTCTCTTGTCTAGTCCTACTAGCTGACCTGTAGCACGTACCTTTTCTTTCACCGCTGTAATCAGTGGCTCTAGTCCTGGGATTGCGTCAAGGAACTTCCTTCTAAGATCAGCACCTAGTATCTTTTTCTGAGCATCAGATAGTTCAGGGGATAAACTATGGCCCATCCTGACATCGCCCGCTCCATAGATGAATGCATAAGTTAGGGTCTTGACTTCAGACCTTGTGCATCCAACACGATCAGCATTCTGCTGGTGTATGTCACCGTTGATTACAACCTCTGCAAAATTGCCCTCATCGAACCTATGTAGGTAGTGCCCTAAGCACCTCAACTCAAGTCCTTCAAGGTCAGAACCTACCATCACCATACCTTGGTGTGGTATGAATAGCTCACGTGCCCACGGTGCACTCACAACCTGCCCAAGATTCGGACCACGGTGAGCGTTTCTCCCGCTGATCGTTGCTAACGAACAAGTGTGATGTATACATCCGTCATCACCAATGGTATTGAACCAGCTGTTAGCTCCCTCTGATAGCTGACCTAGCCATTTCTGTAGGGTCAGTAGTCGTATAAAGATCTCGCATTCATCATGCAGCTGTTGGTTACCCTGCTGCAGTGCAATGTCTTTGATCTCTGAGAGACATGCTTCATCTACCTTAGGCTTACCAGTATCAGTAACCTTAGTGAAGCGTGCACCCCTATGGTTCTGCAGTACCCATGCAATGTGCTGCCTGCTTGTAGGATTAAACGGCAGTAGTTTTGTTAATGGGTAGCCAGCATAGTATCCGTTCTTTTTGTCACGTCTCTTTGGTGTGAATACTTTACCAGGTACATAGTTGTACTTATTGCAAATAGTTTTTTCTAGACTTTCGGACTCCTCCGCGAGCCGTTTCTTGACACGTTCTGCAGCTGTCATGTCAAACTTAAAGCCTGACTTCTCCTGCTGTGCCATAAGCTCAGCCATCTTCATCTCAAGTACAACGCAATCATTCATCGTCTTGATCCTCCTCTAGTTTGGTTGGGAAAAATTTGTAAGTAATACTATCTTCAGCATGCTGTAGCCATATCCAACTGCATGGACATTGATCTAACCACTTAATAAACTCAGCGTTGTACCGATAGTTTTCAGTCATTCATCCTCCGTTGCATCAGTAGATAGAGCTTAGCTGTTACTAAAGTATCTTGGATACAGTAGTCAAGCATCTCTGGTGTATAGGTTTCCCATGAGGCATCATGTTTACCGAAGTCACCCTTAAAACATTTCAATCGATAGCCCCATGCTTCAAGACTATGCCTACCATACAGGCGTTGTGGCATGCCGACTGGCCTACGTTCATAGTCCTTATCCATGATGTGTGGATAGTATAGACGGCTCAGTACCAGTGTGTCAATCAGTTGTCCAGTGTACTCAAAGTTACAACGCTCACGTATCAAAGGAATATCATACGAGATAATGTTGTGACCAACGAGTTGCTCTGTACGTTTCAATTGTTCGATACCCATCTCGATAGTTTGATCTTGCCTGTGATCAAACACCATTGCATCTACTAGGTTATCCATATCCCTAGTGACTATGCAGTGAATAGTAGAGCCGCACCGAAGTAATCCAGTGCTCTCTATATCAAACAATAAGGTCTTCATCTTCTTCATACTCCTTGTAGAGTTTAACTTCATAGTCGTCCGCTTCCACTGGTGTTGTGGTGTACAGATCTTTGTTATCGAATTGCTCTTCTCGATTGTCGAATCGGGGAGCTTGATTGTTGGTGCTGAATCGTTTGTCATCGTCATCGAAGTAAGGTTCAATGGCAATTGAAAGTTCTCTTGCAAGGCGTGCTGCCCTCCTGAATTCATCTTTGTAGTAGGGTTCCCATTCGTGTGCTTTAACTACTAGCTTCTTGATACCCATAAGGTGAAGCTGGAAGATAGATGCAGAGAACGGGTAGCGTGTTGAGTATACCACGGCACCGACTGTTGGAGTACCGTGCGCTGCTGCTGTTGCAATTGCATATGTAATGCAGTCAACCTCAACCTTACAGCTAGCTAAGATACTTCTACCGTCACCAATGATTGTACGATCACGAATGATCACACAGCCACCGGGGACCATCGGATGTGAAGATCCTTTGCTGACTTCCTCAGCCACACCCATGAAGTATTTCTCTTTATCGTTAATAAATGTTGGATCATTTTGTACAATAGGCATAGGTCACATGCAAAGGCATTTGTTTCTATATTAGGTAGTGAAACCACTTAGTGCGACTACATCAATTATGGACTATCAGAACTTTTTAGAAGACTATGGTACGTATAATGAGTGGAACCGTATACAAAAGATTGATGAAGTCAATCCGGTACTATCTCTTAAAGTGAAAGAAGATAGGGTGAATAGCCCTAGTCATTACACAGCTGGAAAGACTGAAGTAATTGACATCATTGAAGATGCAATTAAGAATGCTCCTTCTTCAACTGAGGGAATGCTACAAGGACAAGTACTCAAGTACATGCTACGTGTTTGGTTGAAAGATTCTCCGCAAGAAGATCTTAAGAAAGCACGTTGGTATTTAAACCGTTTGATTGATAAGCAGCAGGTAGAATGGGATGAATGGAACTAGGTATGCACATGAACCCAAGACAATTAATTGTGCAGTACCTAAATAAAATAACTGGTAAATCTCCTGAGCAATTAGATGAACTCGATGATGTAATGAGAGCATTGTTAGCTCAAGATTATGATACTAGAACTATGGGTACACCACAGTTTAGAGGACTTGACGACAGTGTTCTCGGGGATCTAGCTGAGTTAGATCCTGAACGTCACCTTGGTATACACTTAACACCTGCAGAATTAGCAAAGTATATGGACGAAACTAATTTCGTAGGTGAGTATAGAATCGGTCATAATCAAGGGTTCGGTCACGACCAAGGGATGTAATAATGTCAAGCATTACTCGGTTCTATTTAGACAAAGAGCACGGGTGGTTGCCCGTACCTTATAACAATAGCATTGTGTTTGATATAGAAACTGAGATTGCAGAAGGCTTTGAGCAGATCTTCAAAGAGATGAAGTCTACTTACATTCGCATTGATATTTAACAACGCTGAAAGTAAAGTAAGCCGTCAACAAGCTCAAGTATCTCATGATCATGCGTGTGCTTGACAAGCTCTTTGTATACAAACTCAGGGTCATGTACAGTGTGCGTGAAGTACAATGCAATCCCTTCCGATAGCTCCTTCAGCTTAGGATCATACCACCAGTAAGGCTTGAGACATTCCCAAGGCTCCAGTGTCTGTGATACCCAAGTGTTTAATTCTTCAATGCGTTGTGCAGTCTTGATAATGTGGGACTCGTGTGCTTCAGTTGTAGGTAGAGAAGTAAAGATATTCTCTGCATTAAAGACATGCTTCCACATTAAAGTACCATCACGTACAATCAAACGTGACGGGTGAACTACTGCACCACTTGGCAGTTCATACAAGTATTCTTTTGCCAAGTGTTTGGACATCAAACATCTCCCTTGCGTTCTTCATAAAACGCTAGGTCTTTATGCCAGCTGTCACCTGCAAATTCATTGACACACATGCGTCCAATGTCACGGAAGGTATCATAGAACAACGACACCTTATCGATATCAGATATCACTGCATCCAACGGTGGCCCATAAACAATTATGTTCCACGTTGAAGGACACACTGATTCAAATCCCCCTGCTACAGCACGCAGCTGCTTAACACGTTTGAATGGTATACAGAATGGATAGTCTAAGATCGCAGGACATGCACGCAGGATCTCTGATGCACTTGTGAAGAATATAAAGCTATCGATATAGTTATTACGGTACTCACTGATCGTCTTAGTAAACCAGATACGATTGTTCCTTACCGCCCCCTTCGGTGCTACGAACACCTTGCCATGCCAGTGCTCCTGTAGAGGGTTGATCTCTATAGAAGGCACTGACGTAGCTTCAACCAGCACCTGCTGCACAGGATCTGAAGTTGGATCATAGTCAATGCCACCCATTACTGAGCGTGCACGTTCAATGATCTGCGGTGTAGGATACAGCGGGAGCTTAAGCCCTTGTGCTTGTAACTTATCCGCTAAATTCTGCTGAGATCGCTCGGAGGCTTTCTTGGCTCCCACCAGCTTCGACTGCAAATGTTCTTGTTCCAGCATCACTAATCAAGGTAATTAAAACATTTTTAGACCAGTCATTCTCATCAATCTCTTCCATCAGTGAGCGTAAGAAGTCAAGGACCTCTTCATCTTCTGCGGATTCAGCTTGGTGAATATCAGACTCAACATCAAACCCTGACATGAACGTTGTTGAATCGTTCTGTAGGTTGATGATAAGTGAGCCAGCCCCCTGCTTCTCCACTCCAGTAGTAGCAATGTTAATGAAGTCAGTAAGTATTAATTCCGCAGTAGCTGCAAGGAATTTCTGCTCCTGTTCTTTTTCATCGCCGAACTTCTCAGATTGAAGTAGCTTTTGTATTAGGTCGGTTCTTCTGGACATAGTTAAATGACTCTTGTCTTAGGATAGTTGAATTAAAAATCGTTTGTGGGGTTGTCCCCTTCAGTCGCTGCATCCTTAGGCTCACGATAGAGCCCTGGATCATCTGGTTCTACCTGTGTAATGTGATTACCGTTCAGCATATCAGTCATGACAGCTTCAAATTTAGCCTGGAAGTTTGTGTTTGGATCAAGCATCAGTGCAGCTCGTTCGTCAATCTGTGCAGACTGATCGATACGATCCTGCTCCTTCATTGCTTCTTCAATCATGTACTCCTGTATCTCCTGCCGCAACTTATGTAGTTGACATGCAAGTTCAAAGCTCTCAAGATAGCTATCTTGATCAACGAACACCCCGATCTTCTGTGGTATCAGGTGAAATGGATTGCAGCAGTACTTATTACCGCAAGTAGTTTTGACTCCTGTAAAACCTAGGTCTCCCCAGCTGAACCACATAGCAACACGTTGTGGGTGGTGCTGTGTAGAACTACTGATACCATGCCGTCGCCAAGCGAACTGAGGCTGCTCTGTACGAGGATTAACGCATCCCTTCCAGTCCCAGCACTCATCCGGTGCACCGATCTCAACCTGGCTCCAAAATTTTAGAGCCCTATTTCGGTGCTTCTTAAGTAAAGAGTCAATATCAAATGACATCCGCCCTTCACGTGCCGCTGCTACACAACGGGTACATGCTTGGTGGCTATCGTATCTCATTGAGTGAGAAGAGAAGCGACCCAGGGAGTGCCCTGTATATAGACAAAGCTCTCCCTCCTCTGCGGTGTTTGATATCAAGAGGTGCCGTCGCCCGTAGGCGTGCCCTCCTTTCTTACTTGGCTTAGCTTCAGGCATGATTAAAAACTATTCTCCGGTTTTATATAGGTGCCACCGTGTGCTGGATACTGTGCGTCAGGTGGAAGCAGTTCAATCATATGGTTAAGAACGTACTCATAGCGGGTACTATTCTCATACTTTATACGAACTAGCTTAGCTTTGGGGGTATAGTACTCAGGTTTACCAACGACTAAGGCATTCATAGCGTTGGTACTTACCTGTACACGGTGGCCTAGTTCAATGTCTCTTGCAAGCATGATAGTCCTCAGAAGTCGTTAAGAATGTGGTTTTCATTGATGGGATCATCCTTAGGACGTACCCATACCCTGACTGATTTATGTTTACCAGTCACTGGATCTTTACGTGACGTTACTAGCCTACGCCAGCCCATTGTCTGCAGTACATCAGCAACACGGCGTGACTCTCGTCTACCCTGCTGCCTTGGGTCTAGATCCAATGCTTCAGTCAGTACTTGTGCAGCACTGACTTCTTCACGTGAGCTGCAGAAGCCTGAGATTTTTTCCCACCAAGGATCCGGGTCACCGAACTCTTGGATGTAGTCAGAAATCTGTGCGATCTCACCACTGTCAAATTCATAGGATGCATCTTCACGATACGCCTTAACAGCTGCGGCCCATAGCCTATCACGTTCTTCAAGGATCCGTTGCCATGGAATTAAGAAGTTTGCACCAATTTCTAATGGTACAAACCTCCTGTTACCTGTGCTGTCAACTAGAAATTGATTCCTATTGGTCGTACCGATCATTACAAACCTACGCTTCAGTCTTTCAGGCAGACTTGCATAGGGTCTTCTGATCTCATCACACCTGCTAGTGATTAGGTTCTTAAAGTTCTCGATGTTCCTTGTGTTAAAGAAGTGATCGATCTCTGGTAGCTCAAGCAGCCATGCCACATGCAATCGATACTGTTCTTTCATTAAGGTTTCCAATGGTGTGGTCACCTCAGAGAACAGCTTCTCTGGCACTAAGCTACGGCTGAACATTGACTTACCTACACCCTGTGCTCCTACTAAGATAGGTAGCCAGGACATTGAGCAGCCAGGGTTATAAGCCCTAGCTACTGCACCGATCATCATCCTTTGCATAGCTAACGTAGCTAGCTGATGCGGATTACCAAGGAAGACTTCACCGATCTTATCCCAATCATCATGGGGCTTTGATCCACCGCTGCATCTATCAAGATACTGACGGATTGGACAGTAGGTATTACGACCAGCTGCATATTGAATAGCAGCTTTCATCCTTTGCTCTGGTATAAACTCACCGTGTTCACAGGCAAGCTTAGTTGTCATCAGATCTAAGTCGCTACCCTCTAGCTCAATGTTCCTACCCGTTGCATCTGTATATTCAATTGCATTGGTAAGTTCATTACGCCTCAGCTCAGTCAAGATATCAGTGACAATCTTGACATCATTCTCACGATCCTTAGCTAGATCATTGCCAGTCTTCTTACCTCTTCCCGTCTTCTTAGGCTTGATTGTTGTATCAGGTACCGGTTCCGGTAGGTCATCAACAGGGATTGGATCATTCATAAGCTCACATTTGTCAAGTACAGAATCAAAGTCGATCACTGGATCGTGTTCACTATAGCCGACAGCTGAACCAACTGCACCGAACCTTAATGAAGTCGGCAGCTTTTGTGTCCAGGTCGGATCCTGTTTCTTTGCTAGAGAATACAGTGTTGTATGCCCTGCATAGTTACCTAAGCCCTTCCATTTGAAAGGCCGTATGTTCTCTTCCTTGTGGCCGTGGTGCCCACGTAGGACCCAGTCAACCCAAGAATCAAACAACTCCCCTCCTACGCCTGCACAGGCAGCCATCACAGGGACATAGCGTGATTCATACTCCCCATCATCTGTTGGTTCAAGGAAGTGTTCTAAGATCCACTTGCACCTTTCGATATCCTGCTTAGATATGTCTGCTGTATCGAAGTAACCCGAAGGCTCATCGTACTCCAGATCATTCAGGACAAACTCAGGTACAAAGTTATCTTCTGCAGCAATAATCTGTGCCTTAGTGTTGCCATACCACAAACGTTCTGGCTTCTGACCACAGTTATCCTTAAGCTCAGTGATACCAAGCTCTTGTACTAGTCGATTAACAATCATCCAGTAAGCACCACGATGCTGAGCTGTAGTTTGTAGCTCAATTTCCAGTGGGAATAGTGCTCTGAATCTATGTTCTTTTTCAGTGTGACTAGCGGATGTATAAGTGAGTGCACACCAACTTAATGCAGTCGGTGTTGCCCAGAAATGTTCGAGTGTGGTGTCTCCATCGAAGTCAATGACAACTAGGTTAGTACCTGTTGTATTTTCTGACTTACGATGACGGTCAATAAAATGGGTGGCTGCCCAGCCGTAGCCTGCTTCCACCCATCCGATTAGCCAATCAAGTGGCTCATGAATGTTTGACCACCCATGAGCTACCTTCTGTGCATTAGTTTTGTTCTTGCACTTCTTGTGCACACTGATCTTCAGTTTCCTTGTTGTCATCAAATTTCTCGTGGAACAATTTTGCTCTCGTTAGAAAGCGTGATTCGTACAGATCCATCTGATCACCATCAATGAATATACCTTGAGTGGTTTCTTCAGTTGATACGATAATCAATGCGACATCACATCGGTACCCTGTACGCTCAGCTAATGCTAACCTATAGGCTGCCATTTGTTGAGCGGTCTTTTGATACTTACGGAAGCCGCCGAACCCCATGCGATCCCCTTTAGCAGGGAAGCAATTCATGTAAGGCCCGTTGCTAGTCTTGAAGTCAGCAATGACTTTAACACCACCAATCTCCCCAATGAGATCAGGGCATCCCGCATAGCGATGCTCCGTTGACCAGACGTATGCGACTTCACGATCATCAGAACGTAGATGATTCCAGTCCTGACGCAGTGGTCTTTCTGACCAATGAATTGTATCAAACCAATCGAGGTACTGTGACATACCATTCCAGAATCCTTGGTAGTCATCTGGACAATCGATAGGCTTACCTCTGATATGATTCTCACAACAGAGGTGAATCGCTGAGCCCCTAGTGGACGCAGCCTCTAGTGCACCTGGATTATTCTTTTGCCAGGTGCGTAGTCCAGCCTTAGCCTTCTCAGTCTCTGTTGCAGATAGAACAGTCGTAACAGACGGCATGTAGAGACCGGAGCATAAATACTTCCGGTACCCTCCAGCTGTCTGTATACGATAAGGCTGATCAGTCTTTACGTCAGTAGTCATCTTGACTTACCGGGGCTTGCGCAAAGCCTTGGCTGTACGTTGGCGCCCCTTGGACTTCCTGATGATACTCTGGACTTGGATTGGTGCTTTGTTGAAACATCTGATAGACTTCTCCAACAGCTTGACCAACTGCCTCAACAACTTGTGAGTTAGCTTGCATCTGTTGTGTCATAGCACCTACTTCATGTCTCATTGCTGCAACCTCTTGACGAAGTTGAATCACATGATCCATTAGTGAAGGTGGCTTGACTATAGGTGCAGCCTGAGGCTGTGCTATTGCTGCTTGATGCGGTGATTCTGGCTGATTACCATGAGTAGCCATGATCTGTTGTAGCCTTGCCTGCATTTCAGGTGGCAGGTTTTGAAGTGAGTTTGTCATTAGAATTCCTCGTTGGTATCAGCCTTTGGCTTAGCTTGTTTTGGTAGTACAGTTGCACCACGTTTGTCGGTGCCGCCAGCAGGTAAACCCTTCTCGTCAGTCTGGCGACCTTGAAAAGGATCTTTACCTTCAAAGAAGTTAGGTAACCAAATGGTTTCCTTCTCTGTTTCCCATTGCTTTGTGATTTTCTCAGGGACTTTACGGACTTTCGGTAGGATACTATATGAAGTTTCCAAGCCTTGTCCTTTACGGCTGATCTTAATGGAGAAATTAGCCAACCCATCATCAGTCCAAGTGTAGTCTTCATCCTCCTGCAATACTTCAGTGAGCTGTTCACGCAAGGATTTTTGTTCAATAAATAGTACCTCTAGTCTCCCGCGTGCCGCGCTGGTTGCAACCCACGCAAGGAAACGCCTGGGTTTGACGAATGTTCCATCGATCTTTGGTCGGTCGGGCTTAGACCAATCGGTTTCTCTAGCCAGATCAGGGGGATTGTTAGGATAAGAACGACTGACGACAAAGCCGTTAAACCTAAGATCGCCAGATTTATCATCCAAAATCTCAGAGGCATACTGCCATCCAACGATGGCGTGCCCCGTTTCGTAGCATCCGAGTAGCCGGAACTCTTCTGATTCTCCATCTTTAAGTGAGCTAGGTTTCCAATAAGGTTGTGGTTCCTTGGTTTCAATTCTATCTTTCGCCTCCAGTAATTCAGGAGGCAATACTTGTAGTGTCATTAGTATTTAAAATGTTTGACACTACAAGCATAAGCGTTTAATTATTCTTCCGTGACCTTTG